TATTTATATGGTTCCCAAGTCGATAGAAACGCTGGGATTTACTTCAGATTGAAGACCACCAAAATCAAAAACAGAAATTTGAGCACCTGCAACACCAGAAGCAGGCGCACTTTCAGCAACCACAACAGGACCTGGTGGTCCGGGAGGGCCGGGTGGACCAGCAGGACCTCTTAGACCCATTTGACCTTGTGGGCCAGCAAGAACCATTTGTTCCACTATTTTTTCTATAAACTCTTTAGTAATTTCCGGATCTGCTTTTACTATTTGTTTTTCAACAATATAAACCGGAGCTGGTGGTTGTTGTGGTTTTGGTTCTACTGGTTTTGGTTTAAATGTAAACAGTTCGTGTAGTTTAGATTTTGATCCCAGTACGTTTATTACTTTTCCGGTATTGTCTTTAAAAGTGGCTTTAAAAATACCAAGACCTGCTTTTAATGGTGCCGTTTTTGAGGTTTCTTCTGTTAGAATAAATTCACAACCTGCTTGATACGACTCCCAGTTTTGTGTTAATGTAAAAGCGGAATCAGTTTTGTATTGACCTTCCACGTAACCCATACTAGATTTGGTGTTCGTGTTTTTAGAGGAATTAAAATATTGCTTAAACTTATCCATTATATTTTGTGTTCCACAGGTCTATAAATTCGGTGAGCATTCTGTATTTACTGTCCTCAAGTACTTCACGCACAATATTTAGTGTGGCGTCAGAAGAAGTTGCTCCAGTAACTGAAGTACCATTACTGTACGCAACTTTATTCCCGTAAGGAGATAAAGAAATACCTAACGGCAACCATTCTAGTGGTGTATACGTTTCTGCTGCAGAACGAGCTGTGGTTGTACCTGCAGACGGCCACCACCAACGATTTCCGGTTATTCCTAAACAAACGCCTTTCATGTAATTGTAATGAGCAGAAACTGCCTGTCTATACAGAGATTTATCTGACCATTGATTAATACCAAAAGTTGACCCTCCGGGATGTAAAAATGGCCATTTTCTAAAATCGTCTTGTGGTGCTGTGTCTTCTTCAGTTCCGTCAACCACTCTTCCCATTATCTGCAAAGTTCTATACGCACCACCAAGCCAGACAGTAGTGCCATCTCCTCCTCCAGAAACTATAGGATCTAATGCTTCATACCTCATGTCGTTGTTTAACATTATAGTGAATGGTGGAATATAATCGTAATCGTAAGGAGTACCAGCATAAGATATGTCTTGGTATGGACCACCCGTAGCAATTGTGTCATACTGTGGCCAAACAAATGGAATGATTTTTTTGGTAGGTTTTCCTTGTTGTGTTAATTTATTATTGATGGCAACACACAAAGACATGCCTTGCATGCTACGCACGCGATTCCAATAAGGAGAATTAAGAGCAGAATAAAAAGAAGGCATAAGCATGTCAAACGAATTTAATGCTGCACTCATGCCATTAATAAATGCGTCTGCATAAAAGTTTATTCTGTTTAGTAAATCACTGTTTGTTATATTAAGATTATTCAGACCATCACTAAAATAGTAGTTCCATGTAGGCCAGTTATATACACCAAATTTGCAATTAGGGAAATAATATCTTAATCCTTGGAAATACACTCCATCCGTTCCTGTGCCTCCATCGAAAACTTTTGCAATAGTATTTGCTAATTCTGTGAAATTTTCTCTTTTGGTTTTGCCTTGGTTATTTTGTGATATTATGGCTCTTGGTTGTTCCACATAACTAGTTCCACTGTCAAAAGTCACCAGATCCACAGTATCTGATGGACCAGTCATGGTACCAAAACCGTAATGGCCAATATCCCGTTGGCTTTCAAACCAATTTATGTAAATGTACTTAGTATCGCTTGCAGTTACTCCTTGTAGAACCAAAGCGCGAACTAAACCATTTATTTCTCGTGTAGTTACAAAATTAAACGCACTGGTGTCATATCCTTCACCATAACGTAATGATTGTGCTGGTTGATTGCTGGTCCATCCGGTTGTTTGGCCTGGTAAACCATCAGCTCCCCACAAATAATACGGATCGGATAATTGAGTAAAAGGCATGCGCTGTGCACCTAACGCATTAAACGCAGCCACGTCATTTCTTCCCGGCATCACTCTTATGTCGTAATCCCATGGCCACGGCCCAGTTCCACCATCATAAAAAAGTAAAAAATCCTTATTATACTTTGTAGTTGGCGAAGTGATACGTACTGGTAAAATTAAATACTTAAATTTATCCGTAATATTTAAATTGAATATATTTTTTCTCCCAGTATAAACATACTTGGGAATGATAGTGTTTAATGTTTCTCGTACTTTAATTTTCATTTAATCATCCGAATATAAAATAATATATTTTATCACTTTAATTATTTTTATTTTTAAATGATTGAATTGTTCATCGATTTCATCAAAATAAGATATCTTTTCAGAAGATTCTCTTATTTTTAGTTTCACTGCACTACTCCATTTTCGATAGAAACTCGTCCTTCAACAAGTCTCTGAGAATAAGTTGTGCCTATTATCAGATCCAAATCGTAAAAATACTTACCGTACGGAAGAGCTTCGGTGGAATTATGATCCAAAGTGATATAAATTCCTCCAGTCAAACCGGTTCCATCATATTTTTTATTCAAACTAATACTACCACTACCAGCTTTACCAGTAGTAAATCCTCCAGTATAACCGTAAGTCAATCCTGTGGTACTAACAAACAATAAAGGGTAATCTGCACCTCTATACCGCTTTATTTGCATTTCTGCAGTATAATTGGTTAAATTAACTCCAGTATTTCCGTCTGTTAAGTACTGAATCCAGAGGTCAAAATTAGAACCTTTATTGATCGATAAGTCGTATTTTGCTGTCATACGAGTATTTATGACTTATCGACTTGCTACTTTTCGTTGTTTAAACGTTCTTTTTGGAAGTTGTGCTGGAAAAAGAGCAGGCTTATGATCCCTTTTTTCGCTTTGTTTCTTTGCTTGTTCGTTAATCTGTTCTATTAAATGCATTTGTTTGGTGTCTTCAAAAAACTTCAAGTATTGTTGCATGTTATTTTGAACACGTTCCACATGTGATTCTGGTAACAGATTTTCAGTTAAAAGCTTCTTACAGGCAGCATAACCCATATGAGGCTTACCAGCATAAAAAGCGGTGGATGCAATTTCATCTAAAATTGCGTATTTGTACACGTCTGCAGAAACAAACAAAATATCATGTTCTGGATACGGTAGATCTAATGCCATCTTGGCGTATAAAAATGCCAGTCTGGGATGATTCATTAAACGATAAATTTTGGCAATTTGATGTAATGGTTCTGCTCGTATTGGTCGGAGTTCCCATGCTTCCAAAAATGCTTGTTGTATTTCTATCCAAGGCTTATTTAACAGTCCTTTACACATAGCCAACCGGTAAGCTGCGTAGAACTGTTCTTCTTCCCAACCACCCATTTCTATTCTTTTGTGATAAGCTTGTTCTGCTTTTTCCCATTGTTGTGAATCAAAATAGCTTTGAGCCAGATAGAATTGATAACGAACATTGGTTGGTTCGTCTATTAATGCCTTTTCTAATAATTCTGCATCCTTTTTATATTTCTCTATTGGATCAATATCCTTATTTCTGGCACCCAGAGTTCTGGCAACAATCTGATATTTACCGTCCAGTTTTGCAATGTTGGGTTGTTTGCCTTCAATGTTAGGATACTCGTGAAGAATACCAATGTATTTCCACGATCTACCTGTACGGAATATTTGGGTTCTCCACCACTCAAATTCTCCACGAGCAAACTTTAAAGCCCATCCGTCTACTTCATTGGGTATATTAGTTGGAAATTGAAACTGGCCTTCAATAAAATCGTCTGCATCAATCATCCACGCCCAATCCGCCTTGCCATCGCATAGAGCTAGAGCTTCCGAACGATTATGGCCAAATCCTACCCATGGGCGTTCGTGTAATTCGCCTGGGATACCCTTTTCTGCAAAATAATTTTTAATAAAATCTTGAGTGCCATCAGTAGAACCAGTGTCTACAATTACCCAATAATCAACATACTGGGCGATAGTATCAAAACATTCTTTGATGATGTGGGTTTCATTCTTTACAATCATTGACAGGCATAATTTATGCATTATTTAAATCTCCGTTAATATTTATACAAAATTTACAATTAATTTTGAATTAGTTTACCGTTTCCTCTAACAACGCATGGAAACAAAAATCGCTTTGCATCATAACTTATAACTGGAACATTATTTAATTTTAAGTTTTCTGCCAATAATAATTCATTATTAAATTCACAAACAGAAGAAAGGTGCTGTAGATTATCAAACGTGGAAGAGTACTTATCCATATTTTTACTATTGCCAATAGCAAAAAAATCATTAAATCCTGAGCCATGTACTCTATTAGATACGTGTATATGATTTTTATCAAACACAGAAATGTCTAAACTTGATCTAAACCAACAATCCATTCTGGATCTTATAACGTAATCGTATTCAAAATTGTTTTTTATTTCGTATTGTTTTTTTAATTCGTTTGATTGTTTTATGGAATAAAACATAGATTGTGAATTTTGTGCGGTACAATTACAGCACCAATCTGGTATTTTATAGGTATTAGTAAAATCAAACTGTTCTTCTATTAGTATGCTTTTGGGTTTTAATTGTTGGAGTAAAATAGGATAATCGTTAAAAGACCACTCATTCTGATAATCCCCTTCTATTCTTTCTTTATGTTTGTTATTACACCAAGTATGAATAAAAACATCACATTCATTTATTTCAATTAAATTAGATTGTAAAGAATGTAATGCTGTAGAAACTATTCTGGGTTGGCCAGATAAACATAACGCAATTTTCATTACTGTACTCTTTTTATAATATTTTTACATACACCTTCTAAAGTAAAATAATCCTCATATAATTCTTTTATTTTTATTTTCATTGAGTTGTATTGTTCGTCGGTTATATTAGTTAAAATAGATTTAATATCATTAATCTGATCTGGTGTTATTATAACACAGAACTGTTTCCAGTCTAATTCGTCTGACCAAGGTAAATCGTGCGTATCACTCACATACACTGGTACGGTATCCAATTGCATGGCTTCGTATAATCTGAAGCTGGTGGTTCCATAACCACGAGGACATAACGTATATTTACTTCTTAAAGTAATATCAGTAAACTTTACTATCTGATCTTCTTGAATTGTGGAAGACCAGTTACTAGTTTCTATTTTAAAATCACAATCTGCTTTATATGTTTCAAGTATTTTACTTCTTATAGGATGCGTAATTGATCCAACAAACGAACAAAATATATCTTTTTCTTTTTGTTTAATGTATTTGTTTGGTAATTTAGAACAAATTAGTGGAATTGGTATTTTATTTGGACCTGTATAATTACCACCAGCACAAAATACTTTAGTCTTTGGTGGTAGACGATGCATTCTGGGAGCATCATCATGCTGACAAACCACAAAATATTCAAAATTTGGATGCAATGAATTTAAATAATTTTGTAAAATTTGCAAATTATGCCCGTCATTATAACAAGTAGTCCAAGATACTGGGATAAACTGTGTTAGAGTTGCAATTCCATTATTACAAAAATAATTTATAAAATGTTCTTCCAAATAATATCCTTGATGATATGAAGGATATGTTGGGTATTTGGGTTTTGGTAAAAAATCAAGATGGTATTTGTTGTACATTTTTCACTATATTCATTAAATTTATTTTATCTTGAATTCCTACAGAAAAATTTGCGTGATGTAGTATTAAATTGTTTGGGATTTCTGGTAGCTCTTCTCCATGCCAGACTTTGCCACCATTACTCATCCAAATACTGAAATATTGATATCCCAATAGAGAAAGAGAAACGTCATAATTTTTATAAATTGCATTTAATGCTATCTGATCGTTTGGAAATATTTTATTTTTTATTAAAGTTTTTATGTCTTGGAATAATTTTTTAGTTTTAGTATTTGATCTTATAATCATAAAACCACAACACGCACTTCCCATATCTGATTGAGCACAAATATCAAACATTTCATAATGTACTGTTTCCAAATTTTGTTTTATATCTTTAAAAAACTGAATATCACAGTCGGCGTGTATAAAGTATTCACCTTCTGGAGTTTCATCAATAGAATGCAAAATATAATCAATTTTATCAGACATAGTATCATTCCAGCCTTCGTCCATGAATTTACCGGTATTGCACTTCTGATCAAATTTTCTTACCACCAGCTCAAAATCTTGGTTTGTGTTTTTTAATGATGGAATAAACCATTCGTTTAAAAATACTTCATGTGAAGGAGTATAAAAGGTATAAATTTTCATTACGTTAAATATTCTTTATTTGTTAAATAAGTTGTCAAATCTTTGGTAACACTCCATCCCAGAATAGATTTTGCTTTACTGTTGTCTGCTAAAGTATGTCTTGCTTCTCCTTTACGGGCAGGAACAAATACATATTCTCCTTCCATAGATTTTGCAATATCTACCACTGAATGGGCGGTTCCAGTTCCTATGTTTATAATTTCGCCATTTAAATTAGTTTGATTATTCATGCACGCAATATTGGCAGAAACTATATCAGAAACGTGAACGTAATCTCTGGTTTGTAAACCGTCCCCTACTACTGTCATTGGTTCTCCTGCTTTCTTTTGTCTGGAGAACACTCCAATTACAGGGGCATAAGAGCCACGCACAGGCTGTCTGGGACCGTACACGTTAAAATACCGCATACACACTGTGTCTACACTATACAGCGTAGAGTACAGTTTGCATAATCCTTCAGAGAACCATTTAGAATACGAGTACATGTTTAAACAGTCTGGTATTTGTGATTCTTTTTGTGGTGCTTCTTCAGATAAACCGTATATCGCAGATGTACTGGATAGAATTACTCGTTTTGTTCCGTACATTCTGGCGGCTTCCAGAATATTTTGTGTGCCCATAGTATTGCTGTTTAATGCTTTACTTGGAGTATTAATACAGTTTTGTATTCTGGCTTCTGCAGCTAAATGAAAAACGTATTCTGGGCGATGCCTTTCAAATATACCATTAACTGCATGAGCTTTACTCACATCTTCTTCGTAATACGTTGCTTTATCATTAAAATAAAATTGATCGTGTGCGTCGGAAGATAGATTGTCGATAACAACAACTTCATGGCCGTCTGATATCAGTTTATCAACCAGATTAGATCCGATAAATCCACATCCGCCTGTTACTATTATTTTATTTTCGGATTTCATTATGATCCTTATGTAAATGAATTATTTTTGCTTCCACCGGCATTTTCCACATTTCTGGATAAGCGTATCCTGGATGTAAAACCACATCTGGTGGATTAATAGTCATATATTTATTCATATAACTTTCATCGTGCCATAAAGCAATATAATTCTTCTTTATGTCTTTTTCAAACCAGCCTTTTATAGTTTCTGACATTTTAATAAACTGTTCAGAGCTTGCTCCCTGAAAACAATTTTGGTAATACTGTTTTTGATTAGGATCGTCTAAAGAAACGTATGCTCCTGATTCAGGATTTCTGTCGTAAGTAAATTTTGATGTATCTTCTTTCCAAAAGAAACTACCAGGATGCTGCACACACACCAAATTTCCTAGTATTTCTTTTCCTATTCTTGAAACAATTTTCATATCAGAATCTATATGAAAAACATAATCGTATTCTTTTAATTTATCTTTTATTTCCATATAGTAATGATATCTTAAAATAGTTCCTAACGGATGAGGTGTGTGTGTGATGTAATGACCTTCTATGTTAAGTTTTGTTATATTCTCTACTTGTACTGGTTGATTACCAAACACAAACAAAGTAATATCGTCAAACTCACAAAAAGTGTCTATACTTTTTGCCAAACCTGGAATAAAATTAATATACTTATTGGTTGCTATTGTTAGAAATGCTATTTTCATTTATAAAATCTTTCACTATACCAAGATATTCATCACAAATAACGCTCCAGTCAAAATGAGTGAGCGCATAATTTCTTATGTCGTCTCTGTATTTAGCATTCTCTTCCACCGCTTTATTAATAATATGAGTAATATCTTCATGCATATAACCGTTTGGCAATACGTGTATGAACGGTAATGATCGATCCAGATTGGCCGAAGCAGTTTCAGACACAACTATACTCAATCCAGCAGACAATGCTTCTGGAACTACCAAAGGAGCTGCTTCCCCATCACTCAATAAAATTAAACATTTATACTCGGTTAATCCGTTGTAAAGATCAGGTTTAGACCAAACACCTTTATATTTGCATGTTTCATTTTGTTTAAAATTATTGTCTATTACTGGACCAATAAAATCCACATTACATTTACCAGCACAAACGTTTGCCAGATCAGCTTGTCGTTTTCTTGGTTCTACTTTTCCTAAACACAAAGAATCTAAAGAAGGAGTTTTGGTGTATCTAAATTCTTTTGTTCTTGCTCCGTTTCTCAAAACTCTTGTAAATCTATTAAATCCTGATAATTTAAATAATCCTTGTATTTCATTAGACAATGAAATGATACCAGGGCAATTTAAAACTCCATTAAAGATTCTGGACCAATATCCGTAATTTGGATAATGATCTTTGATATATCCGTAATGAGTGGTTACACAAAAAGGTTTATTGATCAGACGACTCAGAACTTCTGCATGATCGTCGTAATGTAAATGTATAAAGTCGTAATCTGTATTGTTTACGTGATTAGCTACTGCTCGCAAATCTGGAGTATTTAAAATGTCAACTTCTACTCCCTTTTCTTTTAGATATTCGTAGTAATCCCAAACTAAACTTTCTACGGCTCCCCAATTTTGAGGAGGAATTGGCATGATGCCCGGTCCTATTAATGCTATTTTCATATTTGTTATTAACACAATGCCTTAAATAAAGGCAAATGTTTTCCATTTAATTCTATGTAAACATTAAATAATTCTGGATATTGTTTTAATAAAATACCAAGAATTATTTGTTCATTATTTACGCAATCTCTTTTAAGATACTCTTCAAATAAATTTTTTACTAAACTATTCATTTTTTTGCATATAGTTTTATTACCACCAAATAAAGTACCAACTAAAATGCAGTTATTATCCCAAATATATTCATCATTTCCTGGCCAATTATTGTAATAATTCTTTGTATTGACATTTCCTTGTATTGTCAGTTTGTTGTCACATATTAATTTACTGTTTGTTGGCCATGGATTTTTTGTATTAACTCCATCAAAAAATCTACTACAACCAGCATCCATCCAAAAGTAATTATCTGTATTGAAATAATTGTTATCAGCTGCTATTTCTAACCAATCAAATTTAGAATATTGTATAATATTATACAAAGACAGATTACATTCTATTCTAGACGGATCCTTTATCTTATTTTTATAAGCATCAGAAAATATAATTTTTTCTATATTTTCTTTAAAATTGTAATATGGTATTTTATTTAATGGTTGAATAATTATTTTTGTTTGATCTAAATTTCTTCTGGTTAAAACAAAATCTTTAAATTTTTCCTGTATAAAGATAACCATAGGAACATTTAAACTTAATGTTTTATCAAACCATTTTAGGTATTCATCTATGGTTCTACCATCCCCATTCTTTTCCCGTTCTATATCAAATAGGGCAGTAATTATTGTTGTATTTGTCATAATTAATTTAATTATTCTCTATTAAAATTTAAATTTGTTTCGTTGTATTTTGTAGTAAAATATTCTTTTTTTGCCAATTTCATATCATGCTCCACCATCATTTTGGCCAAATCAAAAACATTTACCTTTGGTGCCCAATTTAATTTTTCTTTTGCTTTTGTGGAATCGCCCAATAGTTCGTCTACTTCTGCTGGTCTAAAATATTTTGGATCAATTACAATGTATTTTTTATAATCTAATCCAACCAATTTAAATGCATATTCACAAAATTCTTTCACTGAAATCATTTTACCGGTAGAAATTACATAATCATCTGGTGTTTCTTGTTGCAACATAGCCCACATAGCTTCTACGTATTCACCGGCATAACCCCAGTCGCGCATTGCATCAAGATTGCCTAAAAATAATTCAGACTGCAATCCATGATATATTCTTCCAACTGCTCTTGTGATTTTTCTTGTCACAAAATTCTCTCCTCTTCTTGGACTCTCATGATTAAAGAGAATTCCAGAAGAAGCGTGCATATTATAACTTTCTCTGTAATTAATAGTTAAATAATGGCCATAAACTTTTGCACACGCATAAAGAGAACGAGGATATAGTGCTGTTGTTTCTTTTTGAGGTATTTCCCTGACTTTACCAAACATTTCACTACTTGATGCTTGATAGAACTTAGGACGTTCTCCGGTTTCTTCTTGATATTGTCTTACGCACTCCAGCATATTAAGTGCACCAATACCGTCTACCTGACCAGTATATATCGGCATATCAAACGAAATTCTTACATGGCTTTGTGCTGCTAAATTATAAATTTCGGTTGGTTTACTTTTAATGATAATATTATATAAACTTGTATAATCGGTTAGATCACCGTAATGCAGAAAGAAAAGCTTTCCATTTATATCTGGATTATTAATAATATGATCTAATCTTTCAGTATTGTATAATGAACTTCTTCTCATTAGTCCATGAACTTCGTATCCTTTAGATAAAAGGAAGTCTGCTAAATAGCTTCCATCTTGCCCAGAGATACCGGTGATAAATGCAATTTTTTTCATATATTTTTACAAAAATTATTAATAATTAAAATTTTTAAAATGCTCAAAGTCAACATTATGAATCCAATACGGCCATAGTTCTGGTGTCTTGATTGTCATGGATTCAATATCAAAATCATTAGTATAAACGTCAATTTTATTTTTAAATTCATCATTAAATAATGATGTTTGTTTATATATGACTGCACCAAAATTAATTAATTCAAGTTTTATTTCATTATCTTTTGCAACAGATTTAATAAAATCTCTAAGATGAATAACTCCATTCTTAAATTTATCTGAAAAGGATGTTTTTAATTTTTCTGCAAATAAAACCATAACATCAGGAGAACCCATGTAAAACCAATCACATGGTTCGTTCATTGGTTCTCCTCCATACAAATGTCCTCCCGTATTTGAACTTTGTATAAAAATAGTATTTGAAGAAAAATTTAAATTTTTAATTATTGATCTGACATCTTTCATGTATATTAAGTCTGGTCTTGCTCTTATAATAACATCATATTGTGTTTTGTCAATTAATTTTATTGACTTATTAATTGACTCAAGCTGAGACGAAACTCCATACAATAAAATAGGAGTCATCATTTTATTGTATTCTAATGATGTTTCTTTCCAGGTATCAAAATTAAATTTTTTAACATAAGTGAGATCAATTTTTGTATACGGTTCTGTTTTATACTGAAAAATATTAAAAGCATCTATTAATTTATTTACAATATCTTTGTCGTTTAATTTTAAATTATAATGCATTTTAAAGCATTTATTTAAATATGATTCGTCCCACCAAAAATGCCCAAAACATTTTGATGTGTTATCGTATAGATTATTGATAAATGTATCAATACATTCTTGGTATGTACAAGGCTGTCCAGAAAATGATATTGCTGCTTTAATGGTCATAGTAATAGTAAATTTTTTTCTTTTAAATTTCCTTCAATATTAAAATATGGTGTTATCTTTTTTTGTTTTGCCATTTGTAAAAACCAGCCACAAATTCCATATTCTGACATACTCATTCCGCCAACATAACCTTGACATTTAGATAGACAAATCAAATCAGATAAACACGAATTTGTATAATGTTTAATCAATTCTGGTTTTTTGCATATTTGCAGTTCCAAAGAAGGTGATTCTACAAATTCTTTTTTCCAATTTGTGTCATATCTTATAAAGAAAGTTTTGTTATAGTTATTACTAAAAAAAGTGTAATCCGTATATTTTTCTTTTAAGTAATCTATTGTTTCTGAGGAATCAGTGGATACAAAAATTTTATTAGTATTTAAAATATCACATATTTGTTTTGTTTTTTCCATATATTCATCCAACGAATATATTTTTCTTCCATGCCAAGCACCATCTGTGTTTGTAGTATTTTTTGCTATTTCTCCACGTCTTATTTGTAAACCACAAACTGGTTCATTTGGCCATTCATAATTTAATTCATTATTTTGTATAATATTTTTTAATTCTTCATTTAAACAAAATATATGATCTAAACATGCCAAATACAAAGGCAAAGGTTCTATCGCATAGTTTTTTAAATTTTCAATATACGACTGATCAAAATCAGATATATCAACGATTCTTTCAATATCTTGAAAAACATTATTTAATGAATCTTTTGTAGAACTATTATTTTTATAATTTCTAGACCACAACCAAGGATACCAGCTATTTTCTTGAGTTTTTTCTTTCCAAAAATAGTCTTCTCCAGGTCTTGGGTTATTTGATAATTTTGGTTTTAAACCTTTTTGAATATTGTCAAAAAAATAAGAAGATAAAAATCTAATATTTTTTGCTAAAGGATAAAAACTCAAAAAACATTCTCCCGAATTCATTGTTGAAGTTTGTATTTTATTAATTAATAATTTACAAACATCAATTTGTTTTTTTATATCAACAATATCTTTGTTATACTGTATATAATGTCCATCATGTAAAATAGTATTCATTTTATTATTTCTTTTTATAAATTGGTATTTTAACCATTTTATGTTTATTCATTTTGTTGAATTTTTTATAAATTTTTAACACTTCTTGTTGTCTATTTGAGAGATTATTGTTCTCTCCTTTATAATCCATAGCCCATTCTAGTTCTTCATAAGATGCACCCAGTTGATCTTCGTCTGTTCTATCGGTGTCCCAAAGCCCATCTGTCGGTGCCGCATTAAGAATATCTTGATTAATCCCAAGTTGTTTTGCTAGGTTTCTTACTTCGGTTTTTGTTAAATCGGCAATAGGTGATATATCGACACCACCATCACCATATTTTGTAAAAAATCCTACGCCAAAATCTTCAATTTTATTTCCAGTGCCTACAACAATTCCCTTTAATGCACCTGCGTACTGGTAAAGTGTTACCATGCGTAATCTGGAACGAGTATTTGCTAAAGATAAATCGGTATGATACTTTGTTGGTATTGTTGTTTTAAAAACATCAAATAAATTAGTTAATTCTACTTCAATAAACTTAACATTATTATATTTTAATTTTAACCAATCTGCATGATTTCTGGCTCTTGTTAATTGGTCTTCTTTTTGTTTAATCGGCATAGAAAGCACATACGTATCAAGACCCGTTTCTGCACACAAAGTAGAGACGAGAGCAGAATCAATTCCGCCAGAAATTCCAATAATCAATGATGTTAGTTTATTTTTCTTGCAGTATTTTTTTATCCATTTAGATATTTCATGCATTTTCACCACCAATTTTAATAACCCGGACATCATCTATATTTGGCATATATCTAAACGGATCAATTACGATGCTTCCTTTTGGATAATTTAATGTCTTAAAATAATCGTGTTGAGTTCCTAAAAAGAATACAGTGTTATTGTCTATAGTAGCAAATGTGTCATTAAATGCCTTTTGTCCATCAGTGTATGGATCAGTTTGAACGACTTCAATCCCCTTTTCTTTCAAGATATTTGCAAGAAGAACAGCAGGACTTCCTGTTTGAATATTTGTTTCAGGCTTAAATGATTTACCTAAAATGCATACTTTACGATTTTCAGCAATACACAGATTTGCTAACCATTCGGTTTGATCTTCTCTGGCAATCATTAAATCTTCAAAATAATCGTGACTCAAATTAAGAGTTTTTGATAACCATGACATTGCAATATTGTCTCTTGGATGGCAACCACCACCGTCTCCCATCCCTCCGCGAAGATACTTTGTAGAAATCAATCGTTCATCAGCTAAACCAATTGCATCGATTACGCTGTCTACATTTGCTCCAATCTTGTGACAAATTTCCATCATGGTGTTTGCGTACACGATCTTCATACCAATAAAGGTATTATAAGCAACTTTAATTAATTCTGCATTTTTAATACTTGTTTTGAATACTTTCTTATTGTGAAGAGTTGCATAAAAACTTTCAACAAATTTTGCTGCTTCTGGATCGTCTACACCAAATAACACAAACTCGGGATTTAAAAAGTCCTTGATCGTGGTTCCCATAGCAATAAAGAATGGATTATAACATAGTTTAATTTTATTGGAAAGAATTGGTTTAATGTATTTTTCAACAGTTCCAGGTAATACTGTGGAAATAATTACTACAATCTTTTCTTTTCCATTCTTTTCTACTTCTTCTGAAAGATTTTTTATTGCTGCCACCAGAGCATCATAATTAAAATCAACTCTAGACTCTGGTAGTCTGGTGCAACCTTCATATAGAGGATCGTGTGGAGTTTGAACAGGAACAAAAATAATATCACTTTGTTTAACAACTTCTGAAACTTCTGCAAAGGTAATATTAGATTTTGGTAATAGTTCATCCATATAAATTTCACTATATGGAATTTTTTTATGGTTAATGTATTCTTTGACAGCAGGATTAATGTCATAACCTATTACATTATGTCCTTTTGTTTCAATTGCTACTGCTACAGGTAATCCTAGTTTGCCTAGGCCGATAAATCCAATAGTAAGATTATTAATATTTTTCATAAAGATTCTCTTGATTGTGTTATAAAATTTCATTAGCATGTCTACCATCATATCCAGATCCAGCTCTTGGATATTTATATCGATATTGATGAACTAGAGGATTATTTGTACTTTCCCAGTTATGTACTCGTAAGCATTCTACAATATCTGGATTAAATACTTCATTATATCCACAAGCACCAAACAAAACAGTTAAAAATACATCATAACAAACAAATGCCGGATCTGTACTAATTAATTGTTTGATTATATCTGGTCTGTTTTGTACAAAATTATTTACTTCAAGCATAACAGAGCTATCATAAAATGCAGGGGTAGAACCATAATGTGTTACATTAATGGATTTAGATAGTGTGTTTAATATTGGTTGTATCTTTCCTAAACCCCCATAACCATTTTTTACAAGATCATTTACTCTACTGCCTAAAAGAGCATTTGTTTTGTTTGGAAAATGATTTAATTTACCCCGTACTAAAACATCTGGTTCCATTATGAGAATTGAATCTGTTTTACAATATTCAATTGCATCGACATTTCTTTTAAAAAACTCATATATCGATTTAAATATTTCTTTTTGTACTTCTAAATTATTCCATTTTTCTGGAGTAAGACGTTGAGATATTCCTCTAGAATCGTATCCAATTGTTGTTTTAATATTGGTATATTTTGTTTCTAAAAAAGAATAATCGTCTCCACCATCAGATACCAGATATACTGGACAATCAGGATAATGTTCTTTTAAAATTTTTATAGAATAATCTACCGATTCCGTCTCACGATAACATGTATAAAATACACCAAAATTCATTATAATTCCTTAAAAAGTTATTTTTAAATCTATAGGTTGTGCAGTAACGTTATTATTTATAAGATGATCCCGTACTAACAATTCATTACACCATGCATTTTCTTTGGAAATAACTTGATTACACAAAGGTTCAATAAAATAATATAAACTACTCCAAACATTCATCACTTTATTAGATCCCATTGTAAACCAATCACTCACCATATTCAATGGTTGATTTAGCTGCTGGTAATACAACACGGAATCATCAAATTGTACATTATTAAAGTTTATTTTTACATTTGGACTAACATCATATCTAAGTTTAATAACACAATCATATTTAATTTCATTTTCAATAGAATATTGTTCTTTTAAAAAATTTACTCTTGAATTTGAATACCATTGACTGTGGCATATATCCACTATATACCTTCCAAACGTTTCTGTTCCACCAGGATCTTTTAATCCATAATCAAAAAATCTTTTAATATTATCTTCCGATACTTTTATATTTGGATTTGACCAATGTTTTGGTTTTTCAAATATATAAGCTTTTGGTTGGTATATCTCAATTAGTTTTTTATCGATGTCTGGTTCTGCTGACCTATTCCAATGACCTGGGCATCTTTTATCAAAGTTTAAATTATTAGAATCATACCAGGCATGTAAAAACACATCAACATCATTATTTTCTATAATAGATTGTTTTATTCTAAATGATGTTTGAATTGCATTTCTAGGTTGACCGGATAAACATAAAGCAATTTTCATAATATTTTTAATAAATTTACAAAAGTGTTATAGATTTTATTATTCATTTTATTTTTTTACAACAACAATATTGTTATCAAGATTATTATCTGGATTTGGAAGATTAAAAACTTCAATATATTCTAAATTAAATTTATTTTTTAATTCACTCACACGAGCTGTAAAATCGTTTACATTATCTTGTAATAAATCTTCAATTATAAAGTAACCACCTCTTTTTAACTTATGAATCGAGTTTACAAAAAAAGTATAGTTTGAAACAAATGAATGATCTCCATCGTCTATTATGATATCAAACATCAAGTTTGATAAATCTGGAGAAGACCACATTGAATTTATTGCATCTGGACTTCTTTGATCACAATAAAAACATTTAATTCGGTCACTGGACACAAATGTTCGTGTGTCTATATCACCAGCATAGATTTTGCTATTTTTAAAATATTCTTCCCATGCCCATAAAGATTTTGCGCCTTCAAAAATTCCAACTTCAAAAACATTTAACTTTTCGTCCTTTATATCATTGAAAAGATAATGATATAGAGAACTATAGTTGTGCCATTTTAATAGTGTACTTTTATCTGATCTGTGTTTTTCCATTAAATGGCATAAATCTGTAATTGTTTCGTATTTTTTATTTTCAAAAAACTTTTTCATAATAGTTTGCATAATCGATCCTTTCGGGTTATAAATTATTTAGATCCGTTCTTGTTGTTCATATGTCTTATAAGTTCTGCATTTAAAACTACACTCGCTCCTGTTGGGTGTGGATTCCACGATTGTCCAGGCCAATTAAATGGACGATTTTCAAATCTTAAAATTCTATACATGAACGAATATATTGGAAATTGTGGTTTTAATTTACCGTCAAGAATGTACTTGTATACTAAACAATTTAAAACATCTTGATCACCACATGACCATTTAAATGATGAGTCTGGATTGGGATTTGGTGTTTTTGCTAGAAGTGTTTTATCTTTACATAAATTTAAATATTCTTTAATAAAATTTCTAGAAAATTGAGTATTTTTTAAAATTATTCTGGCAGCATTGATTAATTTACAATTCTTTACAATATCATTTTCTATTGGATTTGGTATTAATTTATCAATTGTGTAGGTTTTTACATATTCTTTGACAAACACTCCATCTCTTTCAATTTGAACAAACAAGTCACTGGAATTATCTGCAAGCAGCTTATTTGCAAATTGTTTTATGTTATTCCAATCAGATTCCCAATATTGAGCATTTTTTTTAAAATTTGCATCATGATATACCAGTATAGAATTTTCTGGTATGATACTTAAAACATAATTAATTATAAAAGGTTTAAAATCAAAATAACCTATATTATTTGCATTTGGATTCATATCCAATGCTTCATCGTATTCATTGCATATATCTCCACTCCCAGCTATTTGTTTTAATTTTGTTTTATTAAAAAGAAATGTATCAGTAAAGAATGGAGCTAATCTTTCTTTAATTTGAATTGCAGTTTCTTTTAAATCATACCCTTTATCGGTGGGCTCGCCTTCAGTATAAAAAGTTGTAAAATATATGTTTTCCATTATATTTGAATAGACCAGCTAGTATCTTCAAAGGTGTTTATTTTTTTATTTTTAAAAAATTCATTTACTGCACCCCAAACTCCATGAATTTGATCTTCTTGAACAATATAATCATGACCACAAATTATTCCATTATTTTTTAATTTTGGTAGTGACAAATTAATATCTCGCAAAACAGATGGCTTTTCATGAGCTGCATCTATATAGATAAAATCAAAATAATTATCAGGTAATTCTGGAACTATTGTTTCTATATTACCTTGTTTAAAAATAATATTATTATATAAATTTAAATTATTTTGTAATTTATTTGATTTATTAATATCAATTCCTGTTACAGTTTGGGCGTAGTAAGAAAATAAAACTGTACTTACTCCATCGTTTACACCCAATTCTAAAACATTATGATTTTTATTCATGCCATGAAATACACATAGATCATCCAATCCTTTTAAATAATTTTGAGAATTGTTATAACCTCCACCATAACCATTCATTCTTTCTTCAAATAAATTTGGTTTTTCTTTATTAGTCATATAAAACTTTCTAAGGTATCGTTATCTCTTGGTATATTTATAGCTATTGCACGGGGGTGTGGATTAGCTGCATTGAAATCATTTATTAGTATTCGTTTACAATTTAATAATCCCATAATCAAAGAATGACCGTGTAATCCGAGTTCATTCAACATTTTTTGTGTTTGTGCTCTGGCACTTTCTGGCCTAGCAGTAACAAAAATAACTTGATTTTTTTCATCAATTAATTTTTTAATACAATTTATATTTTTTAATAATGGAGTTGGTTTCAATCCGTAATCGCTTTTAGCTTGTGCTTTGATTATAGTTCCGTCTATATCACAAAATATAACAGATTTATCGTTATATTTAAACCATTCTTCTGCTGTTCCTACATCTGTATAATTTGAAACTGTATTTTCTATAAAAATATGATTATTTGCAAGGCAATGCTGTATTATGTTAGAAACAAACATTTCTCCGTTATTGTTTTTGATTGCATTAAATGCCTTTACGTACATGTCTATAGTTTTAAATCGATAACCACCAACACAAAATTTATCTGATATTACTTTTTTTTCTACTATATTTTGTACAATTCCTTGATCGTTACTTAAGATATAACTTTTTGATGCTGGTGTTTTTATTAAATTATTATCAGAAAATTTTGATATACAGATATAATTTTCATCTAAAATCTGATGATCAAAAAAACTGTCACAATCCTTGATCAAGAATCCTTGTTTAAACTTTGATTTGCATTTTTTTATAATTTGATAAACCGTATCTGCTGGACCTTTTGTTGGTTTATCAATCATTATAATGTTTATATCTTTTTTAAATTCGTGTTTCAGTAGTGTTGATATTGAATATTCGTCTTCGTGTTGTTTCAAAATACCTATATTTATTTTATATTTACCAATATAAGGCATCAGTGCCGATTTTAACATAAGATTACCAGAGTAATCCGTCAAAGAATACTTTGGTCTCATATTAGGAAACCGTGTAGATAGACCTGCAGCTGGGATAATTATTTCCATAATTTTTTAATTTCACTCAACAAGAAAGTATATTCATCACTATTTTTATCAGCATAAAAAAATACACGCAACAACATCAAAATTAATAAGGCATTATTATTTATGACAGGATACTCAGACAGTATTTTATTTTCTAAAATATTTAAATATGTCACTAAATTATTATCTTTTTCGTTTCTAATAAACCAATGGCACGTTAAATCCTGTCTCATTTTAGATAAATCAAAAACCCAAGAATCATATTCTGTTGTGACAGTATCAATCATGTAAAATTTATTAGTTTTGTTGTATATTAGGTTTTGTAATGTCATGTCTCCATGATACACAGAACTTGGAAGATTTGTTGGTAATCTTTTAATTAATTGTTTTTTTGTGAATGGTAATACCGATTGTTTGTCTAACCATGTTAATTTTTTATTATACGTTTCAGTATAATTTTTTTCTTTTTCGTTTACTTTAAATTGTTGTATTGTTGTTGTTATAAAATCATATAACGCATTTATACCATAATTTGAAATATACGTTTTCATATCAAGACCATCAATATATTCCATTTTTAATATATTTTGTTCTTTTTTATAAATTTTAGGAACATTAAAACCTAGTTTGTATAAATTTGTAAGCTGAATGTAATTTCTGTCTACATTATTAATTTTTTTAACTAATAAAGTATCGTCCTGTTCTACTAATAAAACAGTGCTTCCGGAAAAACCATTCAGCTGCTTGATAACACGTTCCATTTTATTTAAATTTTTTACAATTTATTTTTGCAAAATATTCAACTTGTTCTTTGTTCATTTTTACTATTAAATCATATTTTATATGATTATTTTTAATATAATCTGGCCAAATTTTTTGATCAATATTTTTTGCTTTTTTGTGTTCTAAATGAAAAATTTTTCCTTCTGGTACCCATCCAATTTTATATCCTAATATTTCAAATCTAAAAAGTCTTTCTCTGTCTTCAGGGCCCCAATCTACAAACAATTCATTTTCACCGCCGCCAGTTTTATATGCAGTGGTATTAAACCATATACATCCTCCACACATTTGTACACTTCCATATGGTTTTGTTTCTTCTTCTGCTATTTTATTTAAAATTTTTAATTCTGTATTTTTTATAAATTCTGAATAATATAAATTAGTTTTTGATATTTCTTTACATTGATGAGTTCCTTTATCATAAGGATAAATAACATCAAATTTTTTATTTTTTATCATATCTTTAGCCTTTAAAGCTGTATCGACAGTTAAAATTATATCCATATCATGATTAACTGTTATATCAGTTTTACTAACAGCTAACATATCATTTAAAAGGCGTGTTCTGTGAAATGGAGCATCTTTTTCACATCTTTCAAACATATACAAAACGTCTGTAAAATTTAAAATAATCTTATCTGCTTTTGCTTCTGAATCGTATTCTTTCACAATAATATTAGTATCAAAATACTTATTTAAGTATCTTAAATTTGTTATTAAATTTAAAACACGATCGTTGTCTGTCAATCTAACCGGTATTATAAAAGTAACATCTTTAAGATTTATTTTTTTCATAATACTGTCCAGCCATTACAATAAATGTCTTGCCAGTTTGGGGGTCCGTCACAACCAAACCATGCAGAGGGCGCAATAACCATTTTATTTGGATTACTATTTAACCAAGCTCCCCACCAACTAAAAGAAGAATTTGCTATAATGTTATGGTCACACTGAGTCATAAAATACAAATCTTCTTCTTTTGACCCTTGCTGTAATACAAAATTAATATCTTCTATTAAAAGATTATTAATATTATTTCTAACCCAAACAATATCGTCAGTAAACACAATACAACAAAAATTACCAATTTTTTCTTTTAATAATACCAAAGATTTTTTATAATACTCAAAAGAAAAAGGATAGTAATTATTAAGTTCTGTGTAGTCGGTTCTTCTTATATGAAGAGCTACAATTGGCGTTTTTACCTTGTCCTTTAATGGTTTAAATTTTTCTTTTAGGATGTTTTCATTTTTAAACGTAAATTCTTGTTTAATTTTGTTTTGTATGTGTTTAAAATACTTTTCAGACTGAAAGTAACCAAATATATCAGTATGCGGTGGAATATTAAATGCGTTTGCATCAAAAGAAAATCCGTGTTCTTGGAATATCCTATGAATAGGAATACCAACAGAATTATTTGCTGTTATATTAAAGTAATCATCTAATTCTAAGTTAAATTTAGGATTATTTGATTTTAATGAATAATTTATGGCTGGTGTATAATTTAACTTATTAGCAATTCCTAATAGTGCAGCATACTGAAACATTTGATTTCCCAGTCTGCCGTAACACCCCAGTCTGTTAAAAGTAATTTGCATATTATTTTTTATTTTCGTATTCTGCTTTATTTCTTTCGTATTCGTAAGCTTCTGGGCTAATTCCAATCCATACTTTAAATTTTTTCAGTTGTGGATGCATCCCTAAATTATACTCACCAGAAGCAGCAATATTATGATATTTTTCTAATTTAATAGTAGGATCTATCTCGTTAAAAAGATCAACCAGTATGCAGTGTTCGGTACAATCGTACGTGGGATCGTTCTTTTTAATATCACATATTTGTTTCCACTTTAAAAGAAATTGTTTAGATTTTTCTGTATTATTAAAATAAATTATAGCTGCATGTGGAGTTCTATTATCGTGGTGACGAATAAAAAATCCAATATCACAGTCTGCATTCTCTAATTCGGTTAAACGGTGATTAACTATACAGTCCGCATCAATCCACACAACAGCATCATTTAATTGCTCTATTTTTTGTAACAAAAACTCAGGTTTGATCATGTTTAAACGGTGATATCTAGAATCTAATCCTTCTTTATCAAAATTAATATTATCAACACTTTGCTTGTAATTGTATTGATCTAATTGTCCTTTTAAACGATGATAACAGTCTTTGTAATAAGTTGATTTAGTTTCGTCTTTATCGTAATAGTATGAAACAAAGTGCATAATTTATCCTTTTATTAAGTCAAATAAGTAATCGTCTGCTATTTTTAAAGTATTAACAAAATCAAAATTATCATTTACTGCTTGTGACATAGAGTCGTATAATTCAGTGGTTAATGACTCTAATATCTGTTTTTCTTTTCCTGCTTCCAACCGTATAATACCATTTTGATTTATTTCTTTAGGTAAACTAGATGTACCCCAATAAATTGGAATGGTTCCAGTTGCAAAACAGTCTGACAGTTTTTCTGTCCAATACGAATCGTATATTCCATTTTCCATAACTACACTGAATCTATAATCCTTTAATCCTTGTGATTTTGTAGACCAAGGATTCGTGGGATCTACCACAGTGCGTTGTGTGTTGTGTGCTCCACCAAAAACATCAAATCCTAAATCAATTGCCAGCTTTGCAATATCATGACGATAGTAATGATCTTTAGTTCTTAATTTTGGAGAACAAAACATATTACATAACTTTGTTTTATTATAAATCTTCCATTCTGATTTTGGGACCCATGGATAATTACTTCCATTTGGGCAGTAAACAAAATTATTATGTAATTCAATTAAAGAGTGATCACAAGTAAATATTTTATTGTAATACGTTTCAAATAATGTATTATAATTGTTTGCTAAAAAATTATAAACATCAGGTACTATTAGTGTGGATTCACAAACCCAACCAAATCTGTTTGTTTTGGATATAGATTTATCTGGTTGCAAAAATAAACCACGATCAATGTGTACTACTATTGAAGCGGAATCTACACACCAATTAAAATTAGTTGGTTTTATATTAGAACAAGACGAATAATTTGTATCAAAAGGAGCACCTATTCCTTTTATTTTGTGCCCGGACTCTGCCATTGTATTAATTCCTCACTCATGCCTAATTGCTTTAATGCTTCTTTCTTAGAGTCAACATCAGCCAATCCCATAACAATAATACTGTTTTGGTTTTCTTGACCTGGCCAAACACAGTATTCAGGTCCTATAAATTTCATAATAAATCCGTCTTTTTGATAAAACGAATGAAGAATGCCTATCAATGCTTCATGGTCAAACCATTTTCCATTGTGCATCATTTGTTTTGCCATAAACGACCAGTGTTGTAAAAACTCTAGAGTTTTTGAATTAAATGCCAAATATATTGGTGATGCTTTTGCAGCATGTAATTTGTTATGAGAACAAGCAACTGCAAGATCGGTGTTTCCTACAAACATATCAAAAACCCCTAAAGATTTTCTCACATCAGAATCTATATCTAGCCACACAATAGGCTTTTGTTTTTCTATCAACATCTGGTAGATAAACTGTGGCTTACTTAAACAATTCTTCTGATAAGAACCTAAAGACGGCTTTTTTCTTATATCATGAGGAATATTTAATTGTTTTAATTGGTTTGTTAGACGATGAGCATGATCACTATAATACGATTTACCGTCTATATCACTAAAAAAAGAAATCACTTCGGTTTGCATAATTAAGAGTTTCCTATATGGTATTTAGGTACCAGCTGCCATTCTTTCTTTTCTTTATGAGGAATAATTTTAAGTTGAGCCAAAGAAATAATTGGTTCTTTGTACTCGTCTGGATCCACGGCTTCTACCAGTCCCCATTCTACTAGAAGCTTTACAATCATGTTACGTCGGCCAAGATCTGTATCGTCTATATCTGTTTCTAGTCCGTCTAGATCAAGCATCTCTTTAAAATGCATGATGGCGTATCTGCCACGTTTGTGGAGGATATGACAACTTTGATATAGTTTTTTTTCTTTCTTAGACGACACTCCCATTCGGGTAAGAGTCTCCTTGACCTTGAGAAAATCGTCTTTAGATTTTAGTTTAATTTCAACTCCAAGGCCATCAAAAATATCTTCGTTTTCCATTATATTCCGCTTTCATTAAAAAATTCAGTAATACGGAATTATTTAGGATTTTTGGTATTTGTGCCACCTTGATCTAAAATGGAAAAAATCTCATCCCAATCTTGTTGTTTGATCAGGTCTACTACTTGCTTGGCCTTGGTGTGAGAGTACCCGTATAAGGTCTTTAAAGCGTCTATACGGTCATTAGACTCGTCTTTGATCCACTTGCTGAATCTCTTACGAGGGCGAACTGATATTCGTAAAAAGTCAAACTGCATCTTCTTATCCAAGCCAGACAAACGATTCATCTCATTGGCTAAAAAGATGGTGTCCGAGAAGTAAGAAAGACCTCGATTGGCAAGAAATGGAATATATTCTCGTTCGCAACCAGGATCTTCGTCCATCAAAGAAACCTTGGTTTGATTTATGGAATTTAAAAAGTCAAACGGCTTCATTACTTCTTTCTTGCTGCCCAAGACAATTCACCAAATCCAATAATTTCATTAGGCTTGTCTTGAAAAAATTCATTTACAGCCCTGACAACTCCCGGCCAACCAGCCGAATAATCGTGGCCGCAGAAATATCCTCCAGATTTAACTTTTGGATACCAAAGTTCTAGATCTTTTTTTACTGCCTCATATTCGTGAGCAGCATCAATAAAAATACCATCTATACTGTTATCTTCAAATGTTTTAGAAGCTTCTTCTGATGTCATTTGAAGTGGTTTAAATTTATCTGCAACTGATGCCATATTTGTAGTAAATTCTTCAAATAATGTATCATTAATTATTGCATTTTCATTTTTATGCTCTTCGCTTCCTTTCCAAGTATCTACAGCATAAATATTTAAATTTTTATTGTATTTGATTGCTTCTACTATAAAAAAAGCCAGACTTCTTCCCTTCCAAACGCCTACTTCAACAAAAGTTCCACCTTCAGGAAGAACTTGAGCCAATTCAGAATATAATTTGGGAAACGTAAACCAACCCTCTAATTTTTCGTAAAAATGTTCCATTATATTTAATCCTTAAATCCACAATTCATCATTAGTTCCACCATGAATGCACACAGATTGATCTCTTGATCCGCCACAAATGCTGTCTTGTACTGGTATTCACCAATAATAACTACCGCTTGAGGAATGCTAGCAGGATCTAGGAACTCGTATAAGCCATCATAGACCTTCCTGAAGATGTCTTGAGGGCTATTGTCTAGGTTGTTGGCTATCCACTTACGGATCTCTGTAAAGTTCTTGGCCTTCAAGAATGCCATAAGTTCCTTGACGTTCAGTTCACCAGCGGTACTGAGAATTCCAATATCAATAGTACCTGCAGCAGAGTAACGCTGTAGTTCATTTAGGGTTCGTCTAAAATCTGGAAAATACTTGACTACAACCTTGGACAGCACCTTATTGTCATATTCGATACCTTCTTCTTCCAAAATGCCTTGGCAGCGTTCCAGGAACTGTTTAGCCAATTCTGGGCGTTCCTTGGTTGGGAAGTTAAAGTCAATAACCGTACAACGAGAATGAATTGGTTCAATAATTCGATTCTTGTAGTTACAGGTTAAGATAAACCGACAAGTCTTGGCAAACTCCTCGATTGCTCCACGGAGGGCTGGCTGGATACTTTGAGCATTAGAATAATCAAACTCGTCTAAGATCACAATCTTTTGCTTGGCGTCTTCTGATAAAGAAACGGTGCTGGCAAACTGTCGTATCTTGGTTCGCAGAGTATCGATATTACCGTCTTCTGAACAGTTTATCAGAATATAGTCTGCACCCAGTTGAGTACAAAGAGCACGAGCGACCGTGGTCTTACCCATACCTGGCTTGCCTGCTAGCAGTAGATTAGGACATTCCCCCAATTCAACAATACTGTTAAATGTGTCCTTTAGACTCTTGGGTAGAACACAATGATCAATGATTGCTGGACGATACTTTTCTACCAGCAGACCAACTGAATTGTTTGATGTTAGCATTTTATTCCTTGTAGGTGCTGGTTGCGTCCATAGCAACCCAGTAAGTCAGAGGACGACTAGCATGAGTAAACTGACCAATCACATTCTTGGACAGGGCTACATGATAATCGCCGTCAAACATCTTCATATTCTCTAACTTAAAGTTGAATGAGAAGTCTGCTTGATCCTTGTTGTCTCCAACACGAATAGAGAACACGTTGCAGGTTGGATCCTTGAGATCCTTGACTACTGCAAGCACGGCATCGTCATCAGATACAAAGCAAAGGTCTGGGTTTTGTAGAACTGCACCTGCGCGAGACAGTTCGCGGAAATCATCACTGGTCAGGTCAAACTCAACTACTGCATCAATCTTCTTGATGCTCTTGGTTGGATAAGACAGCAGCTTGGGATCTGAATAAAAGTACTTAACCTTGGAACCACTTGCTCCGGTAATGGTCATGTACTTGTCGTCAAAGATAAACTCTGGATCTTGAAACAGGGAAATCACACCCAATAGCTTGTTGAGATCCCAGATACCAAACTCAGTATCAAAAGACTCCTCAACCTCGACTTCCGCCATGATATTCTTGGTGGGAGACATGGTTGTGATCTTTGATCCAGCCTTTACGTACAGATTAGAGTTAATACCACTGAAATTCTTAAGAATGTTCAGGGTGTCCTTAGAAATTGTTGTTGTCGCCTTTGTCATAATATAAAGTTCCTTTTATCGTTCAAATCGTTCAAAATTTTCGAAGTCACCATCATCGGATGAGTGACCGTGCTTTAAATCGTTCAGCCATTGTTGTTGATCTGGCTTGCGTGGACGCTTCTTTCGCTTTTGCTTTCGTTCCTTTTGTTCACGCTTCCAACGCTCGTATTCAGATTCAGGTTCAGGAGTATACATCAAAATTCCTCTAGATGTGGCATAAGAGTCTTAAGTTTATGGTCCATAAAATATTGGAGCAGCTTTTCTCTGCCCTTTCCTTGTTGTGATTGATACGTTTCTAGGATCTTGTCTTGAAGATCTTGTGGAATGTTATTCATGTCAATAAGAGTACTGTTCCTGATGTATTTAGGATCCTCAAAAAATGAAGAGTTCTCCGAATCTTTCTTTAGTTGATCGATCCGCTTTTGAGTCATTCGGACCTGTCGCTTACCGTCCGTAACAAAAGTATCATCGTCACTAAGCATATTAGGCACACCATCACTTGAATCACCTCCAATAATATGTTCAAAAAGAACCCCACGAGGATCTTCGCACTTTAAAAATTCTTTGGTGGTTGGACTGTACTGCTGTACGTTTGGAAAAATTTGCAGTTGTTGAAAGTCCTTATCATTAGAAATAATAAGAATATTTTCAGACTGGCAGTATGTCTTGGTCAGTACGTAAATAATATCATCTGCTTCTGCTCCCTGTAGACGAATACTGGGATACGGAAACACTTCTGCTACTTCATTACGAATCTTGTCCAGCACGGCAAAAGCAGCCTTCCATTCGTCCTTCTTGGCTTCCTGTTGCTTACGGCGATTTTGCTTATAGTACGGAAAGTACTTGCGTCGCCAATAGTCAGTACCGTCACTACAAATAACCAGTTCTCCGTACTTACGAAAATCGGTTCGGTACTTGCGGTACGTATTTAATACAGTGTGACGAATATAATCCTCATTAAGAGGTTCGCCATCCTTGGAAGCCTGAAAAATATTGGCCAAGATAATTTGATTGTTGTCAATAAGTAACATGTTATTAGTATATCACACCCTTTTCAAAAGTCAAAACATTATCAGTCATTTAGGATATCTTTGAAATTTTCCAAAGCAGTGATTATTGTTTTAATTTTTCGCTTACCAAGGAACGAAAACGCTTCCTTTAAATCCGGATCTCCCTTATACGCCTGCTTGAGTTCCTTGATATATGGATCCAAATTCTTTGCCAGCTTCTTAAAATGCACGTGCTTGATGCCTTGTAGAACCAGCCAGTCAGCATGATCCACATTCTTAAGTTCATCGGATTCAGCGAGTTCAAACAGCTCATCAATTCTGCTTTCCAAAACAGACATGTACTCCTTTGTCTTGTTTTGAATACGTTCTTGAACATTGACCTTTTCTTTATCAGTATTATCAACTTCTGGTCTGGTCTGGCCCAGCATGATAATATCTTTAACCTTGGATCGCACCATTTCAATGGTACGAGGATCCAACTTGGCCCCCAGAGTCATAATACGACAACGACTGCCAATTTGAATAAACTCTAAAGCGTTAATATTACATGCCATAGCATACTTAATATCTTTCTTAGAGTATTCGTTTTTCATCATCCAGTCAATTGTCCAAGGCTTACACAGCGTATCCTCACACGAATAACTATACCAGTTAAGGGCCTTCAATACTCGGGAATCGTGTTCTTCCGGAGTCAGTTTATCTGCATCCTTCCATGTGGGTTCGTCACCCATAATCAAAGAATCAACAGAATCACCACGACCAATACGACGAGTTTTCTTCTTTTTCTTTTTCATACAATACGACTAAAGTTCTTTTTCTTATCGAATTGAACCACGTTATTAAATCTATCTAGCAGTTGGTCCGTTTTATGGCTGATCACATAAACGTTTGCTTTGGACCCAAAACTAGATAGAAGCTTCATCAGCTCATCCACTCCACCACTGTCTAAACTGGAATCAAATACTTCATCCAGAATAAGCAGATTAGTATTGACACTGTTCTTCAACTTTGCGATCTCTCGCCATGTCAAAAGCAGTGCCAGATCGATCCTCATTTTTTCGCCTTCACTAAACGACTCGTAACAGAACTCATCACGATGGCGACTCTTAATGACTTCATTAAACTCCTCGTCTAGATGGAAGTTTGCGTAGAAGTCCATGCTGTTCAGATACTTGTTCACGTACTTGTTAATTAATGGAATATAGTATTTTACAATCTTTGCTTTAATACCACTGTCCTTGAACAGGAATACCAATTTATCATAAGAACGAAGTGTGTCAAGAGCTTTCTGTTTCTTTTTTAGTAATTCGCTTTGTTTGGTTAAAAGTTCGGACAATTTATCTTGATTTTCTTGAATCTTAGATTGAGTATCAGCAGTTTCTACAACAGCCAACATCTCTTCGTCCAACCTTTGATTTAATTTAATCAAAGACTCTACAGTTTGTTCTTTGGAAGACGACTTGATAATTAAATCATTTAATTTATTCTGAACACTTATCATCTTGTTCAGATTATTTTTGGACATGTTGATTGCTTCTTTTATTCGGTTCAGGCTATTTTTGTGTTCTTCGACCTTTTCTGTCTTCTCAGCAATCACATGTTCTTTGTGTTCTTTGCTAATGGTCTGCTTACAGGTTGGGCAGCTTTGACTCTTTTCAAAGAACTTGATGTCTTCTTGTACGCCTTCAAGAGTACTTTCTAATTTGAACAACACAATCTGTTGCTTCTTGAGTTCAGCATTTATTTGATCTCCTGGTTCTAATTCAGTTTCCAGGATCTTCATTGCACTTTGAAGTTGTTTAATTTCTTTTGAAATACTTTTTATAGTTTCTGTATTTTCTTCCAAAGTCCGCTTGCGATCTGCAACACGATCTGAGGTATTCTTTTGGTAAGATTCTAAGATCTCTTTGGTGGCAGACACCTTTTCATTTACAAGCACTAGTTCAGACTCAATAGCCTGCATGACTCCTTTGGCAGTACCAATCTTGGTCTTTAGTACTCCATTCATTTCAGAAAAGATACCAATATCCAAAATGTTCTCAATAACTTGACGGCGATCAGCAGGAGTTAATTGCATGAATGGAATGAATGAAGACGAACCAAGAACCACAACCTGAGAGAAAGTTTTGTGGTTCATACTAACAATTTGTTCTTCCAAGATGTTTTGGTAATCTTTACTCTTGGCGTCTTCGTTTAAAAGCTGACCGTCTTTGAATATCTTAAACATCTTTGGAGCAAGACCACGAACAATCTTATATTCTGTTTTTCCAACAGTAAATTCTAGTTCAACCACACAATTCTTTTTATTGATGCTGTTGACCAGTTGTGGAATGTTCATATTTCGGAACGGCTTTCCAAACAGCGCAAAAGAAATAGAATCAAGAAATGCAAATGATTTACCGTTACCGTTTGAACCACACACTAAAGTGGTTGCGTTCTTGCCCAATTCAATTTCAGTAAATGTGTTACCGAAAGAACCAAAATTCTTAAAACGAACAGTCTTAAAATTAATCAATCTAGACTCTCCATATAAAGTTCACGAACAATATTCTTTAGTTCTTCTTTGTTTTCTGTTTCCATGCCATCAATCTCTTTGTTGATTAAGCTTAGTGTGTCTTCAGAAATATCCACTTCACCTTCTTCGCGGACACGATCACTCAGATCTTCAATGATACTAACACTGGCAGGTTCTGCTGCGTAAAGACTGTCCAAAAATTGATCAAACTTGGTTTCACTTTTCTTTTCGTACACCAAAACCTTGACGTAAGTTCCCTTATATCGTGCAGGATCAAATCCTTCAATCAGCGTGCCGTTTCTCCACTCCACATTATGAAACATCTTCATGGGATTTTGGATAAATTGCAGTTCTCGGGTTTCTGTGTCTAGAACATGAAATCCCTTTACTTCATTGGTATCAATACTAGTCATCTGGTATTGAGTACCCAGATAATGAACATTACCTTTAGAACTCTTGCTGTGAAAATGACCAGACAGCACCATATCAAACTTTTCTAAGAACTTGTCACTCATGCCTTCATTGAACTTTATTCCGGGCATAACTTCATAACCACTTAATTCTAAGTGGCCTGCCAGAATAGTTGCTTTACTGTCCTTGATTGTTTTCAAAAATTGTTCTTTGTTTTCTTCATTCAACCAAGGAACCATCAGTATGGTTGCACCATTGAAACGTACTTCTGTTGGTTCTTCGTAAAGGTGAAACGAAGAGTGACATTCTCCCAGCACTTCTTTAGGAGAATTTAAACGATTAGTATTCTTATAAAATACATCGTGATTACCAAGAATACAGTGTAGTTCTACACCATTAGTTTCAAACCACTCAACAAATCGCTTCTTGGTGTGATGTAGTGTGTTAAAGTTAATAAACTTTCTACGATCAAACAGATCACCAAGATGAAGTACTTTGGTAATACCGTGTTCTTTCAGGTAAGGAAAGAACTGTTCTTCAAAGAACTTTAAAAAGTGATTCAGGAAAAGAGGAGAGTCTCCTCTGGCCCCAAAGTGCGTATCACCAATAACTGCAATTTTCATGATTTATTTTTACTACGCTTCTTGCGCTTCTTTGGTTCGTACTTTTCGATATCTCGTTCAGAAATATTAAAATGTTCGCTTAATGCTTCACGTTCATTGGTTTTCTCGAAATAATTTTCTTTAAACCACTTGTGAAGTGTACCATCGTTTAGCTCTTCTGTCAACTTGAATTTTACATATCCTTGTTTCTTCTCTTTTTCTATACGACGCAAGAAAGCGTAATATATTATTTGAGTAAAATAAGAAAATGGATTTTTTGATTTGCGTGGATTGAAATTGTGAGCGTACATCAAACAATTTTCAATTCCATCTCCAATCATCTCGTCTTTATACGGATAATTGGCAAAATTAGATTTTGAACATAATCGTTCGGCTATCTTTAAGAAGCACTCACCAATGTAATTTGAAATTGGTGGACGCTCATCATCAGTATCTTCTGCTTCTCGTATCTCTTTTTTCCATTTGATCATTTCTGCTAAGAATTCTTTATTATCAACATAATGATCATTATTTAATTGTTTTTCTAATTTCTTTTCTATTGTTTTAGCCGTTTTATCTGTTTTTATTTTTAATTTATCTTTTTTAGGTTTTCCACTTGACATGCTATAAATTTCCTGATATAATATTTTGTCTGAGTTAATAAAGAACTATTTTACTTATAGTCTTCCGAGTGGGGATCAGCGTTCCAATCCGTCCACTCGTTTCCCAGATCCTTCTTATCTTTTTTATTCCCGGTATACTTGGTAGGATTCATACCTTCACCATTGGTGCTGGTAATTTCATCAATCATATCACCAAGTTCTTTTCGATCAAGTATACCTGAGCGAAGAAGTTCAACGATAACTTCTGGTGAAAAGATCATGTTCATAAACACCATTTTATCATCAAATTTGGGTTTTGCAAGATCTTTTAAGTTGGATTCTTCTTCTGGGATATTGGTTAGATCTTCCATCATTTGTTCCAGTTTACGACGCATATTGTCTAGTGCAATTTCATCATCTAACTCGTCTTTTACTGGAGGTGGAAGTTGGGGTGGTTTATTTAAATTTACAGCTTTTGGTTTTTTGTTGTACTTATCTTCTTTAAACTTTTCTGCTTCGTATAAACTGGTAACTTCTGGAGTTGGTTCTAGTATGGTATTAACCGAGTCTAAAGAAATGTTAGTTTTAACTTCTGAAGAAAGAATCAACCAATTCTTAAGCATAAAGATTTCTCGCATGCCTCCAAACAAGTCTGGAGAAACCATAGTCTTGAAAACCATGGGTCGGTGAAGACGAAGTTTACCGTCTTTAGTTTTGCGAACGTCTGCAATAATGTCTTCACCCGATTTCATTTTGAGTATCTTGTATGTTCTTCTCATTGGACTCCTTTGGTAACTGAATAGAAATCAACTTGTACGGAAATCTCTCATTAGTATATATTTTTAGTCTGGCACCAAGATGGTTCATTCCGTGATTAGTGTAGCTCTTGTAACGCAGATCGTCTGCGATATCAAATAATTTCATTTGTTGTTTAGTATCACTTCTTCGCAATCCACGACCAATTGATTGTAAAACACGAATTATGGATTTAGATGGAGAAGCAAAAACCACATTGTGAATATTTTTAATATTAATACCAGTACTGCAAGTTCCGTAAGAAGCTAATAATATAGAGTCTGATCCTTTATCTACCGCTTTACGAATTTGTTCGCGTTCGTCTACTTCAGTTTGACCGTGAATAAAGTAAACCGGTTTTGTGGAATCCTTTTGTAGTATTTCGTGTAACGGCTTTCCTTGTAGTTCCACAAAGTTAAAAAGAACTAAAGTGTTGCCTGTCAATTTACTGCACAAGTTTTTAATAAACTGATTGCGTCTGGAATTACTTACAACCCAACGTATCTCGTCCACGTACGTCATCTTCTTGGTTGTTTGAATGTCTTCTGGAGAGTACTGAAGTTGTAAACAATCAATATTAATCTGTGAAAGTAAGTCTTGATCAATTAATTTTTTGGTCGTGGTTGTGTGATACGTTGGTCCAAACAACCCCTCAATAACCAGTTTGTGGGTTTGTGTGCCGTCCAAAGTACCGGTTGTGCCTATACGGTACTTTGTTTTTTTAGCCTTGCTCATGATAGAAGCAAGAGATTTGGCTTTGAATAAATGGCACTCGTCTCCGAACACTCCCATAAAATCGTCAAAGTAAGTAAACGGCTGATTGTAAATACTTTGCCAAGTGGAAATAATTATTCGTTTGGTGGAAGTTTTATCTTTTCCAGACATTACTGTATGAATGTTTCGATCTGCCTTCCATGAGTCTTGTTTGGAATAATCCCGAAAATCTGCCAACATCTGAGCAACCAGACTGGTGGTTGGGACAATTATCAACAGTTTTCCTGTAGGGTTCTTATCCAACATCCAACGGCACAGCAGGTAGATCATCATGGACTTACCAGAGCCTGTAGGAGACACTAGGAGGGCCCTGGATCGATTCAGTGCGTGTTGGACGGCTTCTACCTGGTAATCGTAAGGTTGAATGGGTTTACCGCCTGCACTGAGTGGTAAACTTTGAATGAATTCCTTGACTTCTTCTGGCTTGGGAGTATCGTACGGAACCGGAACATGCTCCCAAGTGTACCCACGATCTTTAGCAAACTTAATTACAAGGTCTATCAGACCTGCGTAAATGGTCTGGGTATACAGATTAAAAAGACGAATTTTTCCATCCCAAAGACGTTTTTTGAATGCTGGGGTGTATTGGAAATTTGGAACAGTAAACGTAAAATAACCGTTTAGTTCTCTGGCTAAAGAACGATCACACTCGACCTTTAAATCGACAGCATCAGGTTGTGTGATACGTATATCTGCCAATTAAACTCCTTGGGTAAACTTCAACCAGTCAATCATGGCTCGGATTTGCCATTGACGATTTTGTACAATTTTAATTACACTTTCCAGATAACTAACCTTTTCTTCTTGAAAATTAACCTTTTCAGAAGCCTTGATGTAGTCTATATCCGATTCAATCATGTCGTCTGCTTCAGTCTTTAGAATGTTTAATTCAAACGGCTCCCAGCCAAACTGAGTTAATTCTTCTTGACTCATTCGGCCAGTATAGTAAAGCCATTTGTTTCTACGAAGAACAGACAATTCACTGTTCATTCGTTTTAATTTTAACTTTTCATCCATAAACATAACCAAATATTTGTTGTGGATTTGAGGTGTTCTGGAAGACTCCGCATCAAGAGCAGTCTGATCAATATCCAGATCTTTTTTAATCATTACTTTTAATTCATCTAGGTTCATAATAATAGTATACACCAAAATTAAGGTGTATCAAGTGTTTCTATAGTATAACCAGTAAAAGCAAATTGAACTGATGCTAAAACTTCTGTTGATTGTTTTTCGGTAATAGAAAAATTTATACTACTTAAATATTTTGGAAAAATTTGTTTAAATCTCACAGCAATTTTTGGTTTATATGAACTGTTGGTCACTGTTAAAGTGGCACTTGACGCTTTTTGACTGTACTCTAGAGTACTAGCATCATTTTCGTAATTACTGGTTGTTCTGATCCAATCATGTATTTCTTTCCAATTTGTTAAATTTTCGTCTACACGAAACGTTAATAATAAATCTTCAAATCTTATTGCTCCTGTTGGAACCTGAACCGGATAACCCATAGTTGTTGGTTGTTCTGCTACACCGTAAGCAATTCCAGGAATATTTGCACTTTGACAAAAATAAACCATATTTGGTACTCTGTCTAAAGTAAATTGAAAATAATTAGACAGTAACGGATTATTTGAAATAGCATTACATGTTGTCATATTAGTATTTATGAAACGAAAAGGGCTCCCTTTTTAGGGGGAGCCCTTAGCGTTAATTTTAGTTAAGGTTTAGATCAGAGACCGAAACCAGTGTTACCGTGGAGATTGCTTACGCGGAAGATACGGTAGTATTGATTACCGCTGTTAGCAGTTCCAAGAGTATCAAGGTTGGTTTGCTCTGCGAATGGATTGGCTACCATACCGTAACGAGTCTTGAAACCAATCTTGGGTTGGAAAGTACTAGTATCGACTGCACGTACCATTTGTAGCGGAACGTATGGGCAGTAGAACACGCCAGCATCGTATGGGCTTGCGCCACGATAGCCTACTAGGGCAAAGTCTTGGCCTAATTGAGCGTATGGATCAATATAAACCTTGAACTTGCCGTTGAGAACACCAGCAAAAGTGTTGCCGGTGTCATCGACCTCTAGTTGAGGTTGTAGAGCAGGAGTTAGGTTTAGGAATCCACCCATGGCGAGAGCTGAAGCTACGTCGCTTGAGCAAACTACGAAGTTACCCTTACCACGACGAGTTTCCTTGGCGATTACGTTAGCTTCACGTTCGATTTGGAACATGAGACCACGGAAACGTTCTGCACTCCAACGACCGTCAGAGTCGGTGTTTAGGTCGTAGGTACCAGGAGTGCTAAGATCTGATTGGCTAGCACCAGTCTTGGCAGTTCGGTATAGAGTGTAGATTAGCTCGCGGTTGATTTCGTTGAGAATTTCGGTGCTAAGAATATTAGCAAGTTCGCTCTCAGCGTCAAGACCGTGAACAGCCTTGAGGTCTTGTGCTAGCTCGGTGGTGTACTCAGCCTTTAGAGCACGAGTCTTGGCTTCAACAGCGATACGCTCAATGCTGAACGCCATTTGATTGAATGCCTTGCTGCCACCAGATTCACCTAAAGCTTCACCTTGTGAGGTTAGTAGACCACGGAAAGCACTCATATCGAAGCTAGCAGAACGAGCACCAGTGGTGCCTGCAGTACCAGCAGGATCGATACCACCGGTAGCTGAGAATGCAGCACCGGCTGAAGTGTTACCTGAACCACCGAACTTGGCGAAGACTTCTTGGAATAGAGCTTCAGTACCATTACCTACAGCGTCACCTCTGACGTTACCAGCAGTACCTTGTGAGGTGTAACGGCTACGCATAGCAAAGATTAGACCGGTTGGTGCACTCATTGGTTGAACGCCAGCTAGATCGTAGGCCATTAGGTTTGGCATGCTACGACGAACTAGGCTAATGAGAATTGGGTCATAACCTGCGATTTGACCGCCGCTTGCAATACCTACGCCAGTGTTGCTTACGCTTGGGTTACCGTTCATGGCGTTAGCAGGAGCTTCAACAAGATATTGCTCACGTAGAGCCTTCTCTTGGTTCTCTAGTAACATGGCAGTAACCTTCTTCTTGTACGAATCGTTAATTTCTGGAAGTGCCTCGTGGCTTAGCAGAGGGTTCCATTTTTCTACGAGTGTATCGTAGGGGGTGTTTGAGTTAAAATCCATTGACATTGTTAGTTTCTCCTTGATTTAGTGTTATTTATAATTTAGTAAGTTTTGGTTTGACGTGACAGTGCATTTACATATACAGACATTGGTCCTTCAGATGCTACTGGAACGTTCCGTTGTTCTGTAAGTGTTTCCATATCTTTGGCAACTACAGGAGCAGCCTTCAGATAATTTTCCTTGATAATAGTGAGTTTGTTGTGAAAATCTTGAGCGTTTGTAAATTCAATACTTTCAGCTAGAGAGGCAAGACGTTCTGCGTCTACTTGTGACATGTCAGAAACAGTCTCTAAGAAAATAGCTCTAGCATTACCAGCAGCAATTTCCTTTTTAAGTTGAATATTATTTTCAATTTGCTCGTTTAGATTTTCTTCTAGTTGTTGATTCTCTGTGAATAGATCTTCTAGAATATCGTGTTTGCTTTCTGGAACTTCGATGTAGTGAGTTTCAAACAAATTCTTCAAACCACTGATGAAGCTTTCAGAAATTTCGGTACGAATGCCGCCTTCTACAGCAAGCTTGTTTTCCTTGACCCACTCTTCTACAACGTAGTTTAGGTACTCGTCTAAACGAGTGGCTAGTTCTTCAGTAACCTTTTGTACTTCTTCTTGAATGATGGTGGCACTTTCACGAAGAACTTGTTCACGAATCTTGGTGGTGCGCTCGTTGAGCACAGCTTCAAAGATTACAGCAGTCTTGCTCATGAACTCTTCAGAAAGGTTTTCACCGTTGAATAGTGAATCGAGGTGTTCGCTTACTGCGGTTTCTTCTTCTTGTTCTGCACCAATTGGTTGTGCAATTTTTTGACCGCTATCTTGACCAGCACTCATTGGTTGAAGACTAGCTTGATTGCGTTGAGCGTTTCCTTCCATCCAACTGGTGTCTAGTGTGCCAAGAAATGGACCTTTGCCTGTTGCATCAAATGAGCCTTTTCCGGTTGTATCGTGATCTACTGGTCGTTGTTGTGTTTTTTTCATGTTTTTTTTCCTAATACTTTTTTATTTATAATAAATTATTTTTTACTAAAATTACGTTCTATACGCTGAAACTCTGGGGTCTAATGCAGCTGCAGCAAAATATGTTGGTAATTGCTCTTCAAACCCAGTTTGTACTAAATTTTGTGCAATACCACCAACTGCTGGTATTTTTCCTAATTTGCTGGTCAGACTACCCATCAGGCCATATCCTGGAAGACTGCTCATTAATTCTTTTCCATGTGCCTCGTAATCTGCCATGGCTTGTGGTGAAAATCCAGACTGCGCTAAATTTCCTAATAAAGCTGCAGGTCTTCTTTGCTTAGGAGTTGCCATCCAGGTAGCAAGTCCTCCTCCTAGTTTCATTAAAAGATTGCTGCTTGTTGGTGTGGTTCCAGATTGTGTTCCTTGTGCACCACCTTGCCCGGTTCCGCCTTGTCTTCTTTCTGTTAACAAAGCTTTTAAAGAGTTTGGTTTAAATCTTAAATTATTTGTTTCTCGTAAAGAAACAATATCTATTAACAGTGGTGATTTCATCCCAATTTCCTTAAAAAGTCTTCAAATAATTTTACAGCTTTTTGTTCTAGTTGACGAGCAGATGCACGAGAAAGTTCTCGGTGATACTCTTCAATTTGACGTTCAACCAGCATACCGTTATCCCAGATCCACTCTTTGCCTTCCATGATACCGTTTACAAATGCATTAGGAGCTGAAGGATCGGCAACAATGTCTACAGCAGAAAGCATGAAGTCGGGTTGAACTTCATT